GATACTATTTTTAAACCTACACTTGATTGGATCCGAGATGATTGGAAGTCTAACCCATTTCGTTTTTGCGTTGAAGTATTGGCTTGGGCAGTCTCAATTGGCTGTAGCATCACTATGGCTATCACTGTCCCCAATCCGCCTCTTCTTGCTTTATACCCTGTTTGGATCAGCGGTTGTGCTATGTATGCTTGGGCTAGTTACACTAGGAAATCTTTTGGCATGCTGGCTAACTACATCTTGTTAACCACAATCGACACTATTGGACTTGTAAGGATGCTGGTACAATGATATTAGGTGATTTGTTTAGAGCCAATGACGAAAAAGTCTTTAAGATTACAGGAATGGAAATTAAAGACAACGATCCTTGGGTAACTTATATTAACACACAGACAGAACAAGAGTTCTCATGCAGACAAGAAGCTTTCTTATCTCGGTTCTCGCCCTTGCCACAATCTCGTTAAACGGTTGTGCTGTATATACCGTTGCGTCTATTGGCAGTTATGCTACAACAGGTAAGGGTGTAGGCGACCATGCAGGTTCTGCTGTCACGGGTGGCAACTGCAACCTACTCAAACATACAGTAAATGGGCAATATGTTTGTGAAATGCCTGTTGTATATAACCAAAATGGCCTTTAATGGTTGACAACTACTAATTTCTTTGTTACAATATAAGCACAGTTAGAGAGCATAGTGCTATTAACTGAACTTAATTAACCTACTAGGTTAGAGAAACAAAGGAAATTTTATGGCAAAAGTAAAGCGCCGCGCTGTCGCACACAACGCACTCCCAGCCTTTTTGGCTAATCCCAAATTTACCGTTCCATTTACAGTTGAGGAAGCATTTATTGACTGTAAGGAAATGAGTAAAAACTATCCTAATGGATTGATCCCCCTTACAGATATTGCAGACGCAGTCGATGCCACTGTCGGTCCTTGGCAAGGTCGTATTAATCAATACGTTGACAAAATTTTTCAAATGGTTAACCTTACCCCTTATTACGAGGAAGTCAGCATCGGCCATGTCTTTAGTCACCCCTCATTTAATCGTGACACAAGCCCCAATCATTGTGCTAAACTAGAACGCGACTGGTTCGACCAGTTTGCTATGGTATCTCTTGGCTTGAAGATGCCTGCTAAGTACGGCGACATTGTGTTGAACGCAGACAGCACACACACTAGTACAAACCGTATTCGCCAAGGACACAAGAAGATCCCATTCTGGATCGCAGATGTCCCTGACCAAGGCACTTTCCAATCTACCTTTGACTATGCCCTGTTTATGGCAGGTCACTTGTTCCTTGCTATTAACGTTCGCAACAAGCGAGGCGTGGACATTTTTGACCAACATTTCATTAAAGTAGCAACTGGTATCTATCCTGCTCCGCAGATCGATGCTGTGGTTAATAGTGTTGCAGGCGTTACTATTAAACGTGCAGGTAACAAGATTGCAGGTGCAATCCATAACTTGAACGAAACTTATCAAACATATGAGCTAGATGCAGATAGTAAAAAGCCTGGCCGTTTGCTTGAAGAAAGTCTCACGTGGCACGTTCGTAACTTTGGTATGCAAAGTATTGATGGTTGCTTAATGTCTAGCTATGCTTTGCTGATTCAAGAGAACGAAGAAGCAAACATCAAGTGGACAAATAAAGAAAAAGATGCTCTTGCTAAAGAACTTAAGAAGCGGTATGGCCGTGCTAATGAAGCACAGTTGGCTATTAAGAAAGCCTGTTTGCTTCTTAACAAAAATCGTCCTGGCTATGTTGCCCTTGACAGCAACTATGTTGTCAGCAACGGCTTGATGCATATTGCTAAGAAGATTAAACTACCAGTAGTTAATGACCAACTTGGTCAATGGGAACAGGGGTTTTAAAATGGCAGGTTACTATGTATTTGTCCCGCCGGTATCTATGTTTCCAACGGTTGGTGAACTCGGCCCTCACAGCAAGCCAGGTATCTTTGGCAAAGACGGAATAGGACGTCTAGGTAAGTATCAATTGCCTTACGGCCCTTACTGGGAAGCTAGCTATGCTTGGCTAGCAACACATCCTGATCCAAAAGCAATTAACTGGATCGAAGATCAGGTATTAGGTCATTTCCGTCATCGTTCTTGTGTACTAGGCGCAGGTATGACTGAATGGCTTAGGGACACTTCGTGGCAGGAGATTAGAGAATATGTGCTCGAGCTGAGCAAAGAAGCTAACATTCAAATTACTGATCATGGTCCCGGACCATGGAACCCAGTCCGTATGGAACAGGAAGGCATTGTATGAACATTCAAAAGTTCTTAGAACAAGACATTGATAAACAAATTGAAAAGGCCTGTATCTGGGGACTGCGACTGCACTTCCTTGCTAGCGACCTGCGTACCTTTGCTAACGAAATTGGTAGTAAGGATCTAGACACACTTGAAACTTATCATTGGTTCAATCAACACTTTGGTCCGGGCTTTAGTGCAGGTCCTGGTTATCGTAGTGCATCTAATGAGAACTACAATAACTTGGGCTATTGCATTCGTGAAACACAGAGTAATGTGCTTAACACTACAGAGAAGAAAGGCAACTTGGGTGCGGATCTTGTCACCGGATATGCACTAGGCCAAATGTTAAGTCAAGGCATGGCTGGACTTAGTACAGATCAATTCCACACCAAGGAAGGCGGCTTCCATTGTGAACACAACTTCCAGGTCAACCATATTAAGAAGTTAGCGTTGGAGAAGATCCTTAACAACAACAAGATCGATCCAAAGAGCCTTGTTCGTTTTGTTATGGATTTGAGCCTTGTTGTTACAGTTCATAACTCAGAGCGCAAAGACGGCGGATCTAACACAAACAAAAACATTGCACCTTTTTGGCGATACGCTAATGTTGGCGCCAATGTATTGCAATACACAGATGATGGTTTTGAAGACGTTACCAATTGTACTATTAACGAAATTAACAGCAACCGTTGGAACCGCAATAAATATTTCAAGGAGTTTAGAACTCGCTTTGAATCAATTGAGCAAGATACTATTGAAAAGTTCCGTGAAGAAGTGTACAATAGCACATATCTAAAAGAACCTTGCAGTAGCACTTCGCCGGTATTAGATGAGAAGAATTTAAAACTTCTGGTTAAGAATGACTCAGCTAAGATTGCTGAAGCGTTTTATCCAGACAAGTTCAAAGACAGGTGGAAAAAAGGCAAATGAAAAACTATCAATGGCACGAATGGGATATAAATCACTTTAGGACCCTAAGTCCTTTACAAAATGATCCAACTAAAGAACTTATCCATAATCGTATGGGTAGACTTTATTGGGTCACAGCAGGCGATGCTCTGTATGTGCAGAGATTCGCTAGAGAGAATGGTCCATATCAAGGACGCAACTTAAAATTCTTACGCAACTTAAAACCAAATGCTAGGACTATTGTTGATGTTGGCATGAATGTAGCCAACAACACAATGGAGTATGCAACTTGGGCACAAAAGGTGCATGGCTTTGAGCCATTCCCTGATACATTCAAATTAGCAGAAGCTAACATTGAATTAAACCAGCATGTAGAATTAAAAGGACGTTACTACGATACAAAGACTGTTAGCACTAGACACGATCCTAATCATGCCGATGGGTGGTTTAAGACTGGCAAGGATCAATTTGCCAGCCTTGCTTTGACTGCAAACATTACAGCACACAACGTAGGTCTGGGTGAAGTTCCTGGTAGCTTCGAAATGGAGCATCATCCTAACAACGCAGGACACAACTGTATTCTCACAGATGATCGTAAGTCTAAAACAAAATACACAGTACACACAGTTCAAGTACACACCCTAGACAGTTATAAGTTTGATGATGTTGACATTATTAAAATTGACTGTGAAGGTTACGAGCTGCCTATCCTTAAAGGCGCTTTGCAAACAATTACACAATGCAGACCTGTTGTACAACTAGAGATTGTAGAAGCTCAATGTAAGAAGTTTGGATACACACCGGACGACATCTGGAACTTCTTTATCAATCAGGTTGGTAACTATTCTGTCTATGATTTTAGAGGACAAAAACTGCCAGACCAATGGCAAAAAATTAAAGGTGTTATGGATCGTTTCTTTGTACCTAACGAGCTTGCTGGTTCTGTACATTTAGATACTGCAACAGTACATCCAGGAATGAAAGACGGCTTCAATAGCAAACAGAAACGAGACAAACAACAACGTTCGATTACAGAACTAGCTAAAGATCTATTTGAAGTAGAAGAATGAAAGTCCTAATAACCGGCCATGAAGGATTCATTGGTCGGAACATGCTGGCTTGGTGCCATCAAGAAGAAGGCTGGGAAGTTGATGGTTGGGAATACGATCCTAACAACCTCCCAGATGTATCATTGTACGATTGGGTAATACACCTAGGTGCTATTGCCGATATGACTTGTACAGATGTAGACCGCATAATGAAACAGAACTACGAGTTCTCACAGTGGTTGTTCAACGAGTGCAACGCACAAGGTGTAAACCTACAATACGCAAGCTCTAGCTCAGTCTACGGTAACACTAAAGACTTTAGTGAGTTTAGTGATTGCCATCCACAAACTCCTTACGCATGGAGTAAGTATCTATTCGACCGCTGGGTATTCCAACAAGACATTCACATAATGGTGCAAGGCTTTCGTTACTTCAACGTCTACGGAAAATATATGCACCTGCGTGGCCGTAGAGCAAATGCTATACACAAGTGGCGCACACAGGCTCGCAGGGAAGGTAAGATAACTGTATGGGAGAACGCAGAACATGTTTACCGCGATTGGACTTGGGTTGGTGATGTATGCCGTTTACACATTGACTTCATTAAACAAGTTAATGGGTCTGGAATTTGGAATGTTGGTAGTGGGCTTACACACAGTTTTTTAGATATCGCAGAAGAAATAGCAGAACAAGAAGATGTAGAAATAGAGTTTATACCTGTGCCCGAAGAGGAAAAATCGCGGTTTAGGCATAAAACTAAAGCAGATCTAACTAATTTAAAAGCAACAATAGGTAAACGTCAATGGCTCAATGTATTTGAGTATCTAGCTCAGTGATACACATAAATATAGTATTATCTGAGCAGGTTTACTATGAGAGCAAAAGACATTATTAACGAAGATTGGCAAAAAGTCAACAAAAAGGACAAAACAGACGGCATGAGTCAAAAAGCCGTTAATGCTTATCGTCGTGAAAATCCAGGATCTAAACTTAAAACAGCAGTAACTACTAAACCTAGCAAACTAAAGAAGGGTGGTAAAGCTGCCAAGCGCCGTAGTAGCTATTGTTCTCGTTCAGCAGGGCAGATGGACATGCACAACATTAGCTGTGCAAAAACTCCAGACAAGGCAATTTGTAAAGCACGTCGTCGTTGGAACTGTGAAGAAGATGTTCAACAATTAGAACAATCTATTGAAGAAGCAAAAAAGAGCCTCCGTACTTCTAACCCTTGCTGGAAAGGTTATCACCCAGTAGGTACTAAAAAGAAAAGCGGCAAAACTGTTCCTAATTGTGTACCAAACGAAAGCATAAACGAGTACGGCGATACTGCTAAAGGTCAGAAGATGCTGACTAAAGTTCAGAAACGTGCCGTAGATCGTGTAGTATCTAAAAAAGCAGATACAGATCCTAAGTACGCTAAAAAGAATAGCGATACTGCCAATCGTGCGTGGGAAAGAATGACCGACAAGGATTTAGAAGAAGGCAAAACACAAAAGCAAGAAACTCCAAAGCCACGTAACTTTGTAGCAAAGAACGCTATCAATACAGGCGCAGGCGCACACAAAGATAAGAAGAAAGCTGCCAAGCAAGGCGATGTTAAGCACAAAGGTAAGACAATGGATCTTGCAGAAATGGAATCTTCGATTGAAGAAGCCAAAGCCAGCCTTAAACTTTGCAAAAGCTCTAAACCTGATGACGAACTAGGTGCTAGCCAGTTAGCCAGTTGCAAGAGTCAAGGACTTAGATCTAGAGACGGCAACAAAAGTCATAAGTTAGGTAAGAGTGCAAAGAGCCGCGTTAAAGTGGGCGGCCACAAGATTAAAGGACAGAAGTACGGTGGTCCTTTACCGGACTGGAGCTAACATGCGTTTTAAAGAGTTTAAAGAAGCTAACGACTTCCTAGCAGGCATTACACATCAATGGAAACCTTCTAGCGATTTAATTCCGTTCTCATCTTTTAGTTTTGATAAAAAATCATCAGCTGGCGCAGATACACCTAGCACAGCTACGTCTGGCACAGCTACGCCTGGTACTGAAAAACCTGGTGCTGAAAAAAATCAGCAGAATGCAAAACCTAACAGCAAGAAATCTTCGCCACCGGTAGATATAAAAGATACAGACTTTGATAAAAAACTAGTCAAGGTAGCTAATAAACTAGGTATCAATCCAGTAGATCTAAAAACAATTATTAAAGTTGAAACCGCAGGCACATTTAGTCCAACATCGCATGATCCTTGGAATGTTTCTATAGGCTTAATTGGATTTACAAGCAATACTGCAAAGGCATTAGGTACTACTAAAGCAGAACTAGCACAGATGACTGCTGTACAGCAACTTGATTATGTCTATAAGTTCTATAAAATGAATGGATTACGTCCAGGTAGCGATAGAGGCACAATTTATATGTTAACATTTATGCCAGCTTATGCATATCATCCAGACAATACTGTTCTAGGTAAAAAGAACGGTCCTCAGCTAGGAAAGACTGGCCTTAGTATGCACAAGATATGGTTACAAAACCCTGGCTTTGGTAAAAGCAAAGGCAAAGACTTTTTCACAGTGGGCGATGTGAAAAATTTAATCAATAGTAGATAACCTACTAAATATCCTGTATGAATTTAACAGGAAATATTCTAATAGCACCGCCTGCGATGAAAGGCAACTTCTGGCACAAGACAGTGGTTCTAATAACTGAGAATCATAATTCCGGCAGTGTTGGTCTAGTCTTAAATAAACGAAGTCAAATGAGTGTTGTTGAGTTTGGCGAGCAACTAGGATTTGGTATAGACCTTCCAGGGTTTGTTTATCTAGGTGGCCCTGTCAATGTTAAGAGCCTTAGCTTTCTTCACACTAATGATTGGAATAGCAAAAACACTATGCGAGTCAGTGATAACTTTTCAATAAGTTCAGCTGACGATATCTTACCTAGACTGGCAATGGGGGATACTCCTGCTAGATGGAGATTATTCTTAGGTATGTGCGGTTGGAGTCCCGGACAACTAGCAGGGGAAATCAAAGGCATTCCTCCCTGGCAAAAAGAAACCAGTTGGCTCACAGCCAAATACGATGAAAATTTGGTTTTTGGCACAGATAACAACGATCAATGGTGTGCCGCGTTAGATCGTTCTGGGCTAGAGTTTGCCCAAAGCATATTGAATTAATGGTTGACTTCGGGTAAATACTCTAGTATAATATTGACATGTTATACTACTTAGGTTGGGTCTGTAAACACAACATAAGAGAGGTTAAAAGTGTCAGATACACTAGTTCTAAACGCTGACGGAATGCCAGTTAGTTACCTACCATTGAGTACTATCAATTGGCAAGAAGCAATTCGATACATGGTCCTTGACAAGGCCGATGTACTGCTATGGCACGATAATTGGATTGTACACTCAGCAACATGGGAAACACCAGTTCCAAGTGTCATCATGCTTCGTGAGTACATGAAGACCAAAAGTGCTGTCCGCTTTAGTCGCGGTAATGTATATCTACGAGATAACGGTACATGCCAATACTGTGGCATAGATGTGGAACGCAAAGAGTCTACTTTAGACCACGTACACCCTATTTCAAAAGGCGGTAAAACCACTTGGGAAAATACGGTAACAGCTTGCGGTCCATGTAATGCTGATAAAGCAGACAAGACTCATACCCACAAACCTAAAATCAAACCTTACAAGCCAGACTATTACGAACTTGTAAATAAGCGTAAGAAGCAAGGCTTCAAGTTGAGGTTTGACGAATGGTCACAGTTCATTTAAAAAAATTATTTTGGAACATATTAGGCTTTTGTAGCCTGGGTATGGCTTATATAGGGGTTGTCACACCAGGCATCCCCTACTCTCCATTTGTGGTATTTGCGGCCTATTGCTTTAGCAAGGGCAGTGAGCGTATGCACAAGTGGATTTACAATCACAAGCTATTCGGCCCGTTCCTAACCAACTGGAACGAAAAGCGAGTGTTTCCTATTAAAATGAAGTACTTTATGCTGGGCATGATGTCATTAAGTCTAGTTTTAATGTACACTAGCGGAGTAAAACCAATTGGAGTTATCAGTACTGCTATTTTTATGGCCCTTGTTGCCATTTGGGCTTGGCGTTATCCTAGTTCAGTAGAAGAACACGATCGTCGCATTGCAGAAGGTCGTAAGATTGGTTGGTTCAACAACAGTTTCTAGGTAAATAAGAGTACTTAATTAAAAGGTACTCTTAATATGAAGAAATTATTAGCCCTTGTGCTATTTGCTGTAGCAACAGTAGCACAAGCCTGGGAGCAACGTGCTCCACTACCAGTGCAGGCTTGCCAAGTACACAGCCCGTACGGGTTCGCTCAAACTAAGCGTCCTGCACAGCCAATTTGCCGAGAAGCATACCTAGTTGCATACGATGCACCTG